GGAAAACCCAAAATTGAGTCTTCCATCCAAGAAGCACACGCGTTGTTAAACAGTAAACTCGCACGTCCTTTCAGAATAATCTGTGAGGAACTTAATTGCGAATATCTGTTTGAGTATTTGACAGTTCTTACTAATAATATTAGTAATGACCTTGAAGACTCAGAAACACAACCGGATAAATTACCAACTACTAAACTTAGAGTATTGGCCAGCATACCTGACCGTGGTTTTAAAACCAGGTTGGTTGCAATCGTTGATTTCTGGTCACAGCTTATCTTAGAACCATTTAGGTCCTTTGTACAAGATGTGATAGAAAAGAAGTTCGGTAAAACGGACTTCCGGAAAGATCAAGATGAGGGCGTAGCCCAAATGGTGGCCTTCCAGAAACGATGTTTGGAAGGAGAAACCGTATCACGATATGGTAAAACCATAACGTTAGATGCAAAGCACCTAAAATGTTACGATATCTCATCTTGGACTGATAAATTCCACCGTGATCTTCAGAAGATCGTGGTGAGAAAATTATTCAGTCCGCGATTTGCAGAAGCATGGGCACAATTAGTTGTGCACTGCGACTGGTACTATCCTAAACTTGACTGTATTGTAAAATATGGTCAAGGACAAGGAATGGGTACAAATGGTAGTTTTGATATTGCAACTTTAACAGATCATCTATATATAAATTTTGTTATAGATAGAAAAACTGATCTTAAGGGAGTATTCCCGAATAATCAGTGTTATGGTAAAGTTGGTGATGATCTCTGGATCTATGATCCCGAAGACCAAATACCTGTATATTATAAGAAGATTTCTCTTCCTATAAATACTAGCAAATCAAAAGAATTCGTTAACGGAAATTCCTATATGGAATTTTGCGCACGAACTTTCTTTAATGACAACGATGTTAGTCGGATTAGTCCGAATCTAATTTCGAAATCTAAAGAATACCGTTTCATTCCAATTCTCTTAGGCTTATGTAGTAGTAGAGGTATCCAATTGGATGCCACGTTGTTCGAAACACTTAACAATACTGTTAAGGGAACCGAAATAACCTACCTGCATAAGCTACAAGATTGGATAGTCAGTATGCTGTTGATTGGACAGTATGAGCAAAGCTCATACTGGAAATCACTTACATATGACTATCTTGTAACCGGTAATTGGGTGATTGGTGACCTAGTAAAAGGTCTATACCAAGATCCCAAACTTCTAACACGTCTTATGATTGCTCACAGTATTGTGACAATCACTGAGAATGTAGAAGCCGTGCAGGATAAGATCTTTGAGATTGTAGATGCTATGGATAACTACACAGATGAAGTAATTCAGCTGGTAGAGTCTGACACCAATTTATTTGATGTTAGTAATCCAAAGTATTTGGTGATTACCGAATCTAATAATCTACAATACCTAACTCCAAAACAAATAATTGTTTTTGGAAGGTATGTTGATCAAAAGAGATTGCTAAACAATGACCTCTGTGAGGCCAACGAATTAGCAGCTAATGCAACATGTCCAGAAGACATAGTGCAGTTCGGTAAGACCCTTTCAATGATAGCCCATAAATCATGTTATGATGATGGGAATATTAACTATAGTATTGACCGTGTATACGGTACACAATACCGAATAGTTAAAACCATTGAGAGAATGGATGAAGATTATAAAATCTTATCCGGTCTCCAACCTCAACAATTGCGCCAAATTTGGCAGGACCTGCCGTATGACGAAATTGCTGATAAATGGGATGGATACTTTCCTGAACTTCAGTAAAGTATTTCACCATATATCATACTACTATTTATAGATTATGTATTGCGATGCAATACCTCTATATATATAATAGTCAAGATCGTTAGGTGGTTATTAACCTAGAGGTACAGCAAAGCTGTATCCTCG